CTGGTTGCCACCGAGCTGATGAGCGAAAGCTTCATCGATCTGCTCCGCAAGGCTCTTGTGCTGCAGACCGCTGGCGCGACCGTAATGACCGGCCTGCAAGGCATGGTTGCTCTGCCCCGTCAGTCTGGTGGTGCCACTGTGTACCACGTCGCTGAGTCCGGCTCGATCACCGAAGGTCAACTGACCGTCGACCAGGTGACGATGCAGCCCCGCACGATTGGTGCGCTGACTGATTACTCGCGTCGTCTGCTGCTTCAGTCCAGCATCGACATCGAGAACCTGGTGCGTCGCGATCTGGCTCAACAGATTGCCATCGAAGTTGAGAACCAAGCCATCAACGGTATTGGCGCTGCTTCGTATCCGCTGGGCTTCCTGAACGTGACCGGTATCAACACCGAGTCCGGCTACACCACGTTCGCTGATTATGTGAACGCTGAAGCCGCTCTCAGCACCGACAACGCCCTGCTGGGCAGCCTCGGCTATCTGATGAACTCCGCTCTGCGCGGCACTCTGAAGACCACCGAGAAGTCGGCCACCGGCACCAACGCCAACTTCATCTACGAAGCCGACAACACCATCAACGGTTACCCGGCTTACGTGTCCAACTCCATGCCGAACAACACTGCGGTGTTCGCTAACTTCAGCGACATCCTGATCGGCTTCTGGAGCGGTCTGGACATCATGGTTGACCCCTACACCGGTTCCGCTTCCGGCACCGTGCGTGTGGTGGCCATGCAGGACTATGACGTGGCCGTGCGTCATCCTGAGTCCATCTGCAAGCTGTCCTGATGATTACGGAGCGGGTAATGCGCATTCAGATGCTGCGTGACACCATCGTTGACCTCAAGCAGGTGAAAGTTGGTGATTACGTAGAAACCGATAAAAAATCAGCTTTGCTGTTAATCGGTATTCAGAAGGCCATTCCCGCTCCCATCATCGAGGAAGTTGTTGTTACGGCTGACGAGCAGCCGGATCCTGTTCAAAGCAAACCCGCTCCCAAACGGAGAAAGACCAATGATCCACAACCTGGGGTCTAAGACCTACATCGCCAGCCTCCTCCCGGCTGACTCCCGCACCGCTACTGCCACCGGCACCGGTTTCGATCTGCAAGGCTCGAACGATGCTGAAGGCGAAGCCATCGTGGTTCTCGACTGCGAAGCTGGTAGCGGCACCACCCCTACCCTGAACGTCAAACTTCAGGATTCTGCTGACAACTCCTCTTGGGCAGACATCACCGGTAAAACCTTCACCGAGGTGACCGGCGCTGCTGCTGCTTTCGAGAAGATCAGCATCAACTGCAACGACGTGCGCCGTTATGTGCGTGCTGTCGGTACTCAAGCTGGCACCACCCCTGTGTTTGTGTACGGCGTCTCGCTGGTTTACAGCAAGAAGTACGGCAACTGATCCTGATGGCGTTTCCAGAACTGCCAGATGCTTTCCTGAACGAGTTTGGCGTTACTTGCCAAATTGGTGCTGGTACTGCGTTTCTTGGCATTCTGGATTCGCCTATGGATGTGATCGCGGGCGGTATGGCGTTGTCTCGGGAGTACTTGCTTACGGCAAAGACTTCTGATGTCAGCACTGCCGCTCGCGGCACTTCTATTACGGTCGACTCCGTGTCTTACACCGTGCGCGAGAATCGCCCTGTTGATGACGGTGTTTTTTCAGAATTACTATTGAGCAAAGTCTGACTTTGAGGTCATGAGCAGCGTCTTCAAAGTCAACAGCAGAGCAAGTTGGGCGGCACTGAATCCTGTGTTGCTTCCAGGTGAAGCCGCCATTGAGACACAAACAAATAATCTCAAGATCGGAGATGGTGTTTCAACTTGGAGCCGGCTTCCGTATTTTTCTGCTCCTGCTTATTGGGGCTCGTTTTGGGACGAGACCTCGCAAACCGCAACTGCCAATACGCCAACCGAGATTTATCTGAGACAGCGTGATACTGAAAGTCGAGGCGTTCGGGTTGTTTCAAATTCACGCATTACTGTTGAACACGCTGGAATTTATAGCCTGACTTTTTCAATTCAATTCAGCAACACAGACACCAGTATTCATGACGTGAATGTTTGGTTCCGCAAAAACAACAGTGGCGCCGCTGGCGATGTACCTGCTAGCGACAGCAAGTTCAGTGTTATTGCAAGCCATGGTGGCACTCCTGGCAACGTAATTGGCACTGTTAATTTTGTATTGCCGCTGGTTGCCAACGATTATTTGGAGCTGATCTGGGCAACATCAAACATTGATGCCTACATTCACGCTGAGGCCGCAGCCAGTAGCCCCTTTGCTCATCCAAGCATTCCGGGCATCATCTGCACCGTTGTTCAAGTCGCCTCTGCCTGATCATGGCTGACACACGCCGCGAACTGATTCTTGCTCGCATTGCAAGCAACCTGAGCAGCATCACCGGTGCAACGGTTTATCGCAGCCGCGTGGAGCCTCTGGCACGCGGAGAGGTACCTGCTGTGATCGTAGAGCCGGTCAACGATCAACCGATTGACACCAACTTTTACGACAAGTTGGACTGGACGATGCGGGTCAGGATCACCACCCTTGTTCGCGCTGCCATTCCTGATGACGATTCAGATACCTACACGCAACAGGTGCATCAAAAATTGATGGCCGATCAAACCGTTAACGGTTATGCACTTGACTTGACACCTGACCGCACTGACTTCAGTCTTTATGAAGCTGATGTGCCTTTGGGTATCATTAGCCAAGACTTCCTTGTGCGGTATCGCACGAGCAGGACTTCATTAACTAGCGCCTAACATCATGGCTAAGATTGAAAGGGAAGTTCCCAATCCCGGAGTGGGCGGCAGCTATTTGTTTGACCCTAAGTCTGGGAAGCTTACACTGATCACAGAAACCGCCGCTCCTACCACCGATGGCACTGACTCGGAAGAAGTTTCTGATCGCGAAGATTGAGACAACCTATGGGACTGACCCTAGTCCTGTCGGCGGTTCTGACGCGGTTCAAGTTACCAACCTTGAAGTAACTCCGATTGAATCGGATAACGTTCAAGCGGCTTCTTATCAAGGCTTCCTTGGTAACAGCACCCGTGGCACTTTGGTTGCCAATAAGCGCGTCAGCGTGACCTTTGATGTTGAGCTGTCTGGTTCTGGCACTGCTGGCACCGCTCCTGCCTTCGGTCCGCTGCTGAAGTCCTGCGGCCTGAGCGAGACCACTTCCGCTGGCGTCTCGGTGACTTACGCCCCGGTGAGCAGCAGCTTCAGTTCCGCCACGATCTACTGCTTCTACGACGGCACCCGTCACAAGATCACCGGCGCACGCGGCACTGTGAGCTTCAACCTGACTGCTGGTCAGTTTGCTGTTGCCAGTTTCCAGTTCATTGGCATCTACAACGCCCCTGACGGCACCGCCCTGTCTGGCTCCTTCACTGTTGCCAACCAGGCTGCTGCCATCGAGATCAACGACACAAACGTGACTACCGCCACTTTCCATGGCGTGACCAGCTCTCGGATTGAGTCGTTTGACATGGCGCTCAACAACGAACTGCTGTACAAGGAGACCGCTAGTTCTCAGGAAGTGCTGATTACCAACCGCGCCCCTGGTGGTACGGCTGTGATCGAGGCTCCTGCTGTTGGCACCACCGACTTCTTCGCCAAGGCTGTTGCTTCTGCCACTGGTTCCACCAGCCTCGTATTGGGTGCCACCGCTGGCAACATCGTCACGCTGAACGCAGCGCAGACAGACATCACCGGTTGCAGCTACGCTGATACTAACGGCGTAATCGCGCTGTCCATGCCGTACCTGGCTCTGCCCACCACGGCTGGCAACAACGAAGCTTCGCTGGTGTTCACCTGATCTCTGTTCATGGCCTTCGTCCTCAAGAAGACTGCTTCCTACAAGTGGGAAGTCAAAGTTGAGATCCCGGTTGACGGGAATCGCTTCGAGTCTCAAACGTTCGAGGCAGTCTTCAAGAAGATCAGTCGTTCGGCCTTCAATGCTCTTGTCGAGAAGGGTGATGATGCCCTGCTTGATGGGATCCTTGAAGGCTGGGATGGCATCAATGACGAATCCGGCAAGCCAGTTCCTTTTACTGAAAAGAACAAGAAGGAGCTGTGTGACGACCC